ATTTATAAGTATAATAAAAATGTAGAAATATTACCGAATGCAATACCATACGGACAAGAACAGTTTTTGGATAATAAAGTAGAATCAGATAAAGTCAGGATATTTTGGTCAGGTAGCGGAACTCACGTTCCTGATATTAAGCTTCTTGAAAACCCAATGAAACGCATTCATCAATTACCTGTTAAAACAGTTATTGCAGGATATAATGATGGAGAAGCACATATATGGGATATGATGGCACATTGGTTTACATACGGATTAAAAATAGATTATAAAATTTATAGATATACAGAAACAACAAGATATATGGCTGCCTATGCGGATTCAGACATCAGTTTAATTCCATTGATTGAATCTAAGTTTAATTCAATGAAGTCTAATTTAAAGGTGCTTGAAACTGCTGCTAAAAAGAATCCTGCTATTGTTAGCCATGTTGATCCATATTTAAACTTACCTGTACATTATGTTAAAAAACAATCAGATTGGTTTAAACACGTCAAAGATTTAATTAATGATGAGCAAATGCGAATTGAGTCAGGATTACAGCTTTTTAACTTTTGTCAAAAGCATTTTAACTTTAATGAGATAAATAACAAAAGATTTGACATTTATAATAAACTAATCTAATGCCAGTCATAAAATGCAGCAACGGAAAGTGGAGAATTGGAACAGGAGGGTGTATTTATGACACAGAGAAAAAAGCAATAGAAGTCTGGCAGGCTATTTTGGCATCAGGTGCTTACGCAGCAGATTCAAATAAAGTTAGTTACGATTACGATGATACCCTAAGTACAGAAAGGGGTAAACAAATGGCAGTGAGAGATATTGCCGAGGGAAAGATAGTTTACATAGTTACTCGCAGACACAGAAGCCAAGAAGTTATTGATACAGCAAAAGAATTAGGTATTCCAGAATCAAGGGTAATTTTCACTAATGGAGCAATGAAATGGGGTGCAATTAAACATTTAGGCATCGGCTCTCACCATGATAACAATCAGAACGAATTAAATCTAATTAAACGCAATACAGAGGCTAAGGCTTTGAAGTTTGCGGAAACATACAATGATTATCCTGAAGCAGCTGTAAACAACGCAAAAAGAGCCTTAAAATGGGTTGATGAAAATGGATGGGGAACTTGCGGTGAGGCAACAGGAAAAGCAAGAGCTAATCAATTAGCAAATAAAGAAAATTTAACAAGAGATACTATTGCACGTATGGCTTCATTCAAAAGACATCAGCAAAATAAAGACGTTCCTTATTCAGAAGGTTGCGGTGGTTTGATGTGGGATGCATGGGGTGGTGATGCAGGTATTGAATGGGCAATCAGAAAACTTAAAGAAATTGACAATGGATGAGAAAAGTATCGGTCTGTGCTTAGTTACATTTATAACTAAGATATTCGCTGATGTTATGTTAAGTGACATTGGTAATTTAATTACGATTGGAGTGGGTTTAACGACAATAGCCTATAATATATATCGTATTAAAAACGGAAAAGACAAGTGAGAGAATTTTTCACAGAAGAAAATAATCGGTTGAGCATGAAGCGGTTGTGCGGATTTATCTGCACAGCTTGTCTTTGTGCTGAACTTATTCATAGAGGTGGAGATACCATTGTTACTTGTGTGGCTTTCATGGGTGCGGGTTATTTAGGTCTAACAACAGCAGAAAAGATATTTAAGAAATGAAACTGAGTGAACATCTTGAATTATCGGAAGTAATTAGAAGCGAATCAGCTAAAAGGCATGGAATAAAAAACTTGCCAACTGAAGAACACATTGCTAACCTGAAAAAGTTAGCTGAAAATATTTTTGAACCTATACGTATGAATTTTAGGCAGCCTATACGTATAAGTAGTGGTTACAGATCACAGGCTTTAAATGCAGCAATCGGAGGTGCAACAAACTCACAGCACAGTTTAGGTGAGGCAATTGACATAGACATGGAAGGCACTTTTATTTCAAATAAAGAAATTTTTAATTTTATAAAAGAAAGGCTTAACTTTGATCAGCTTATTTACGAATTTGGGAATAATTCAGAACCTGATTGGGTTCACGTAAGCTACAAAGGAAATGGTCAACAGAGGAAACAGGTATTGAAAGCCATAAAAGAGAATGGCAAAACAAAATACATTCCTTATGCCGACAAAACGTAGGCGATTATTTTTTGACATTGAAACAAGTCCAAACATCGGACTGTTTTGGTCAGCAGGTTATAAACAAAAGATTGATTACTCTAACATCATAAAGGAAAGAGCAATCATTTGTATTTGTTATAAGTGGGAAGATGAAAAGCAAGTTTATGCGTTGAACTGGGATAGAAAGCAATGCGATAAAAAAATGCTTGAACAGTTCATTGAGGTTACTAATCAGGCAACTGAATTAGTTGGTCATAATGGAGATAAATTTGACTTGGCATGGATTCGGACACGATGCCTGTATCATGGAGTTGATATGTTTCCGACATATACAACCATTGATACGTTGAAGGTTGCGAGGTCAAAATTCAGGTTTAACTCAAACAGGTTAAACTATATTGCCAAGTATTTAGGAATAGGACAAAAGATTAAAACAGAATTTGATCTTTGGAAATCAATACTTTTAGATAACGATAAAGTAGCGATGGAAAAAATGATCAAGTATTGTAAAATGGATGTGGTATTACTTGAAAAAGTATTTAAGCATCTGAATAATCATATCGAGTCTAAAAGTCATTATGGGGTTATATTTGGATCAGATAGAGGAAGTTGCCCTGAATGCGGATCAGATGATCTAATCATTCAGCAAAGGAGAACAACAGCATCAGGTGTTAAAAAAATAGTTTATCAATGTAAAAACTGTCATAAATTTCATAGAAAAACTGATAAATAATGTTACCTAAAAAAATAAACAAAATGAGCATCGAAGAACAAGAGGTGTATTTGATTAAGAAAATGCAGGAATTATATTTGAAAGAGTCAGTATATAGGAGAGCATTGGCAAAGGTGCGAGGTAACCATAAAATAGATTTGTCAGATTTGGAAAGACCTGACTTACTTGAAATGAAAGATGAAGCTGCTGCTTAGAAATAGTAAACCAAAGATTAGGATTAAATATCGCAAGCTCGGAAAGGAGAAGGCTTGGGGTATTGCACATTCTGATGGTTTAATCGAAATTGACCCGTCAGTAAAATCTAAGAAGCATTTAGAGATAGTGATACACGAAGTATTGCACATACTTTTCCCTGAAGCGAGTGAAGAAGAAATTGAGAATAAATCAATAACTTTAACTAAAATATTATGGTCTGAGCATTACAGGAGAATAGAACCTGAAGTGCATCAGCCTTTACAGGATGGCAGTAAATGAAACAGCACACTAAAATATACATGAAATATTTCGGTTATGGAATTGAAGATTTTATTGGCTGTGAAGTATGCGGTAATAAAGCTGTTGACATTCACCATATTGATTCTCGGGGCATGGGTGGCAGCCAAGATAAAGACAAGGTCGAAAACTTAATGGCAGTATGTAGAATGTGCCATGAAAAGTATGGAGATAAAAAAGAATATATAGAATTACTAAAAGAAACCCACAGGAGGTTTATAGACATTTATGGCAAAATATACTGATAAAGAGTTTTTGGATATTGAACTTAAAATGGGGATTAGTTTAAATAATCCGCAATTCATGGAATTGGCAAGAAATACAGTTGCTCAACTCAACGGATATGGTTCAAGTATTTTGGATTATGGATGTGGAGTCGGAGCATACTCAAAGGCAGCAATGGAATTTGGTTTTGACACATACGCATACGAAAAGTTTAAAATCCATAAAGAATATTTAAAAAAGAATTTACCAGAATTAAAACTTGTAACTAAATTAAAGCAGGTAGATATACTTATGTTTATTGAAACTGCTGAACACATGACAGATAATCAAATTATACTAATATTCGAGCAAATAGAGCCTAAATGGATTTTATTCAGCAGCACAAGTCAAAGGATTCCTGAATGGGATGAACAATGGGGTCATATTAATATCAAAGAACAGTCTGAGTGGGATGATTTCTTTTTGAAATTAGGTTACAGGTTGCATAAGCATTTAACATTACCAACAGAATGGAGTAAAATGTATGAAAAAGTCTAATACAGATAAAGTAAAGGTTTCTTTCGGTAAAAAGAAGAAAGGATTAGCAAAAAAATCATTCAATAAACATGACAGAAAAGAACGAAATTATCGTGGTCAAGGTAGGTGAAATTAAACCTAACCCAAACAATCCAAGAATCATAAAGGATGACAAGTTTAAAAAGCTTGTTAAAAGCATTCAGGAGTTCCCACAGATGCTTAATATTAGACCTATTGTAGTTAATGATGACATGGTTGTATTGGGCGGTAATATGCGTTTAAAAGCTTGTAAAGAAGCAGGATTAAAAGAACTGCCTATTATAAAGGCTTCGAGTTTAACAGAGGAGCAACAGAAAGAATTTATTATAAAAGATAATGTTGGATTTGGTGAGTGGGATTGGGAAAGCATAGCGAATGAATGGGATGCTGAACAATTAACAGAATGGGGATTAGATATACCTGATTTTAAACCTATACAGGCAGAAGCACAGGAAGATGATTTTGAAGTGCCTGATGAAATAAACACAGATATTGTTTTAGGCGATTTATTAGAGATAGGAGAACACAGGTTATTATGTGGTGATAGTACAGATAGCGATCAGGTTGCTAAATTAATGAATGGGCATAAGGCTGATATGGTTTTTACTGATCCACCATATGGAATGAAATTAAATGCAGATTATAGTGGTGCTAAAAGTAGTTTATCATTTTTTGGAGAAAAAGGTGTTAAAGGTGGTAAAAAATATAATAATGTAATAGGTGATCATGATGACTTTACTCCTGAATTAATTAATACAATCTTTGCTTGTTTTAATGATTGTAAAGAAATATTTATATGGGGTGCAGATTATTTTGCAGAATTATTACCAAATAAAAATGATGGAAGTTGGGTAGTATGGGATAAAAGAGCAAATGGAAATGATGATTTAGAAGCCGATACAAGTTCAGATAAAATGTATGGAAGTACATTTGAATTGTGTTGGTCAAAAAATAAACATAAAAGAGAAATTGCAAGAGTTAAGTGGGCAGGTATATTTGGTACTGAAAAAGAATTTGATCACAAAAGACATCATCCAACACAAAAGCCTTCATTATTGCCACAATGGTTTTTTAATAAATGGGGTAATGAAAATGATTTAATAGCAGATTTATTTCTTGGTTCAGGTTCAACTATGGTTGCTGCTCATCAATTAAAAAGAAAATGCTATGGTATGGAACTTGATCCTAAATATTGCCAAGTAATAGTAGATAGAATGATGAAACTTGATCCGAGTTTAGAGGTCAAAAGAAATGGTAAACCTTATTTTAAAACAGGCGAATAACAGACGATGCCAATAAAAAACGAACACTTAAACCAATTTAAGAAAGGCGAGTCAGGTAATCCTAACGGAAGACCGAGAAAGTATGTAAGCCTTTTAAAAGAACAAGGATATAAGCTATCCGAAATAAACGATAGCATACAGGCAATGATGTCAATGACTATTGAGGAATTAAAAGCTGTTTGGGATAACCCACAGGCAACAGTACTTGAAAAGACAGTTGCACACGCAATGAGAAAGAGTTTAGAGAAAGGAAGCCTTTATTCACTTGAAACATTACTGACAAGAGTATATGGTAAGCCTAAAGAACAAATGGATATCAACACAGATAATAAGGTGGAGATCGTATTTGTTGAAGGCAAATCAATATTATGAGAATTGAGTTTTCTGCTGCACATATTAATCAAAAGCCTATTCTTGAAAGTCAAGCAAGATTTAATGTGCTCATGTGCGGTCGAAGATTCGGCAAGAGTGAACTGTGCCTGATTAAGATTGTAAAGACTGCTTGTTTCGGTCAGAATCTTGCATACATAACCCCAACATACAAACTTGCAAAAGTATTCTTTAATAAGTTAAGTAATGCCCTGCCTTATCCAAAAAACCAATCAGACCTGAAGATTGACTTTCCGAACGGTGGATCAGTTGAGTTTTTTACAGGTGAAAGGTTAGATGGTTTACGAGGTCGGAAGTTTCATGGGGTTATAATAGATGAAGCAGCTTTTATTTCAGATTTAGAAGCAGGTTGGCTTAACTCAATCAGACCTACCCTAACAGACTATAAAGGTTGGGCAATGTTTCTAAGTACACCAAGAGGACAGAATTACTTTTATAGCCTATTCAATAAAGGTGGTGAAAAAGATTGGGCAAGTTTTAAATATAGCACATACGATAACCCATACATAGACCGAGAGGAAATAGAAGATGCCAAAAGGCAGTTACCTGCTGCTGTATTCGAACAGGAGTATATGGCTAACCCTATGGAGAATGCAGCTAACCCATTCGGAAACGACTTTATCAGGAATTGTATTCGACCAATGAGTAACAGAGAACCTATTGTGTTCGGGATAGACCTTGCAAAGTCTTATGACTGGACTGTTATCATAGGATTGGATTCTGAGGGCAATACAGCCTATTTTAGCCGGTTTCAGAAAGATTGGAATACAACCAAGCAAGAGATACTGAACTTGCCTAAAAAGCCTATTATAATCGATTCTACGGGGGTAGGTGATCCGATATTTGAAGATCTTCAAAGGGCAGGACTGATCATAAATGGCTTGAAATTTACCCAAAACAGCAAACAACAGTTAATGGTCGGACTGCAAACAGCCATCCAAACAGGGCGAATAGGCTATCCTACTGGTTTGATTGTCAATGAGTTAGAAGTATTTGAGTATCAATATACAGCATCAGGGGTTAAGTATTCTGCTCCTTCAGGCTTTCATGATGACTGCGTAATGGCTTTGGCTTTGGCATGGCATAACATGAACTTTAAGGCAGGTTCAGGTAGGTATAATTTTCTTTAAAAAAAAGTTTAGTTTTTTGCACTTTGTATTAAAATTATGTTTATCTTCGATGTATAAACAAAACCACTTATTATGACAAAGCAAGAACAAATCAAAGATTTAAGAGATCAGTTAGACAATTTGAATTTAGAAATGCCACAATCATTTTTTCATTTAGAACAAAGAAACAAAACTGCATTTTTAATCACCATGCAGTTGGAGAAATTAGAAAATCCAACAGCATACAATGAAAACGAAAATCATTGGGAAGGTTACGAATTAAGATTCTAAAACAAGGGCAGCAATGCCCTTTTAAATCACTATTATGAAACTATCAATTTACAAGTTATCAAATTTTACTCCAAACGCAGAACAGTATGAAGATTATTGCAATATCTTTAATCTTCCGAGTTTAAAATATGGATATGTGGAAATTTTAGGCGATAAAATAGGAGTTATAAATAAATCAGAATTAAAAAAATATATAAAGATTGCACATAGAACATATGACAATATAAATAAAAAATTTATTGATGGCTTTCTTTTATTTAATAGAAATCGTACAGAATCAATTTTTGTAGAATTATAAATAACAAAGGGGTGCAGCATCCTATCAACTGCAAATAAAAATCACTATTATGAAAAAGGAAAACTTAAACTTAATTTTAGCTTTATTGATCGGTGCAATCATTATTGGTTTACTTCAAGACAATTACTGTTTATGAAACTACATAACAAAGACGTCATAATTGACTTGCTTACAAATAAAGATCATTTAAGGGATAACGATCAGGCATTGATAGCGAATATATGGTGGCGAGAATTAGTCACACAGGGTAAAGACAAATCAACTGCCTTTGAATTGCTTAAAGTGTTTTCTGAGGGTAAGCTATCCAATCCCGAATCAATTAGAAGGTCAAGACAAAAGATACAGGAAGAACAACCTGAACTAAGGGGGAAAAGCTACAGAGCAAGACACAGGGAACAAGATAATGTTAAAGAACAATTAGGTTATTATTAAAATTTTATTTATATTTGTAAAAACTATTTATTATGAAAATTAAATTAATTAAAGAAACAGATTTTGCAGGACACTTTATTTATTTCGTTATGATAGACGATAAATATGCTTCAGGAACAATGGTAGCAAATGAGGAAAAAGCACTTGAAATGTATGAATTTATTGTAGCGAATAAAGGGGAAAAGAAAGTAGAAATAATAAAACAAATAGAAATATGATCGGTGAATTATTAAAAAAAACAAGACAAGAACAATCATTAACGCAGAAACAACTTGCTGCAAAATCAGGAATCAGCTTTGTTTCTATAAACAGAATTGAAAATGGCAATCCACCAAGATTATCCGTTATTGAGAAGATTTTTTCAGCTTTGGGAAAGCGAGTCACAATCAACCTTACAGATAATACTGAAGTGGTCGGTTAGTGCTTTATGGATTCTAATAGCATTCGCAATATTCTTTCCAATTATATTGGCAGGAATATATTTTAAACTCGAAGATTGTTATAACAAAATACATTACTAATGACTTGGCAGGATTTAAACTTATTCCAATATCAGCAGCTCGTTAATGCTTTTAAAATAGATGATGATATTGACAAGACTGTAAAGCTAATCAGCATTGTTACAGGAAAGACTGAGAATGAGGTGCTATCTATGTCTATTGCTGATTTCAATAAGGCAAAGGAAAATTTAAACTTCTTGGCTGAGGAAATAGAAGGAAAGCCTGTCAAGTACATTGATGTAAATGGAAAACGTTATAAGTGTATCTATGATGTCAGGAATATACCTGCTGCTCGTTATGTAGAAAGCAAAGTGTATGGAGCTGATCTCGTAACAAATATTCACAAGTTAGCAGCGACAATGGTTATGCCAATGAAAAAGACTTTGTTTGGTTGGAGGCTTGACAAATACGATGCGAGTAAGCATGAGGAATACGCACAGGATATGCTCGAAGCAAGATTCGTTGACGTTTACCATTCTGCAATTTTTTTTTTAAGTGTATTTCTGAACTTGATAAAATGTTCGGAGGACTTTTTGATTCAGAACCTGAAGGAGATGAAAATCCCTTCGGATCAAACAGAAGCGGTTCAAGATTTCTTGAAGTATATGGATGGCACTATACCATATATGAAATTGCCAAACTCAATAATATTACAGCTGAAGCTGCGTGGGAAATGAGAGCAATAGAATATTTAAACTGTTTGGCTTATCTAAAAGCTGAACGAGATTTTAAAAAGCAATAGCAGTTGTTTTGGTTGACACCCTGCCTTTTTAGGTGGGGTTTTTTGTAGTTATTATCTATGTTTTCAGACATTTATAAGTGTGAGCATTAGTAAAGCACAGGCAAGAGAATTTTTAAATGGCTACCTACAATCACTCGGGGATGTATATAAAAAAGACCCAATAGTAGGAAAGGCAATCGAATTGCTTTTATTCAAATATGCAGAGGAATGGAATAAAGAAGTTAAACTAAACTTAACAAAGTCTAAGGCTATTGCTTCAGGCGGTCTTTACGATGTATCTGTTCCGATAGTTAAGCAAACACCTTCAGGGTATGTGGTTGAGTTTGGATATCCAATTAACTCGAAAGCTGCAAAGTATTACGATTACGTAAATAAGGGTGTAAAAGGAACGCAGAATAAGAAATCAAACTCAGGTGTTTATTCTTTTAAAAGTCCATATCCGAATAGGAGAATGGCTGCTTCAATTTACTCATGGCTTAATAGTGCGAGGAAATCAGTCAGGAATGTACAGCAAGCTACAACACCACTTGAAAAGAAAAGAACAAAGCTAAAGAAGATGCTAACCGAAGCAGATAACAAAAAAAGGTTAGCTTATGCAATATCGACTAAAATAAAAAGAGATGGTTTAAGAGCAACCTATTATGTAGATAAAGCAATGAAGACAGTATTTAATGCTGATTTTAGAGCAGCAGTAGGCGATGCACTTGATACAGAAATAACAATACAAATTAGAGCAATAAATGGCAGCAGTAATAAGTGAAACTCCAGCAGCATATAGTCCTGCACATGAGGATTTATGGTTTAAGTTTACTTCAGGAAACTCAGGTACAACTAACTTTAAATTTGTTGTGAACGTAATCGTTAATGGAGATACAGCAACAACAATAAAGGTATTTCCTGATGCTTCAGGATATGGATTTTACAATGCAAGTCCTGTAGTCAGATCATACTTCCAAAATTATTTTGAGCCTTCAGGTAACTCAATACTCGCAGCATCAAGCGACAAGTTCAAAGTTAGCTATGTAATTCAGGCAGGTGAGGAAGTGAGTGGAGTCATTACAACAAATCAGGCTTCAGGAACTTACACAGCAGCTAACTATTATAGACCGCTATTCTCAGATTGGTATGCATCAGGATCACAAACTTTCAGCAGTTATTATGCAGCACCTTTAACTCAGTATGAAGATGACTTTCTAACTGAGAAAGATTTAAACTTTAATGCTTCACTTTCAGATAAAGTTTTTGTTAGTTTTTTTAGAAAGAATACAGGAACTTATACAGCATACTGCGATGTAGTAAATGAAGTAGGAACTACCTTGTCATCGCATAACGCAACCATATCTTTGAACGAATTTAATCTTTTAAATATTGGAACAGACGCAATCAATACATGGGCAGGAAGTACACTTATTGGAAGTTCAGCCTATGGCTATAAATTCTACATTAACAGAAGTGGACATTCAAGTCGTAAGATATTTGTTCGACTCAAATGTTACCCGAAGTTTCAGCCAATTAACCTTTATTTCCTCAATCGTTTAGGAGGTTGGGATACCATGAAATTTGCATTAGTAAATCGCAGGATTTCAAGTTTTGAAAGAAACACATTCCAAAAACCACAATGGCAGACTTTAGATGGAAGTAAGAAAATAACTGATGCTTATAATAGACTGAATGAAACAAGTATAAACTTTTCTATTCAGCATACAAATAAGATGAGTTTAATATCTGATTGGATTAGTGAACAGGATTCATATTGGGGGCAGCAATTAGTTGCAAGTCCACAAATTTACATGGAAATGAATGGTGGTTACTTTCCTGTAACGATAGACGAGAATCAATATGATTTCAAATACGACAACTTTAATAAGACTTTCAATATACAGTTAACCGCTACAGTTGGCAGAGTTATAAACAGTCAATTTAGATGAGGACACAGATATTCATAAATAACGAGGAGCTTGATTTAGTAAAAGACATTGATGCTGAATTTACATTTGCAATTGATGATATTGCTGATTTCGGTAGTAAAAATACTACCTTTTCAAAAACAATAACCATTGCAGGATCATCTCAAAATAATAAAGTATTTGGATTCATATTTGATTTAGGTAATTCTAATTTAACAAACGATGACAATACAAATGTTAACTATGATTTTAATGCGTCAAGGGTTACACCTTGTAGGATATTTGTAGACGGAATACAGATATTTAAAGGTGTTTTAAGGCTATTAGAAGTCGTAATTACAGGTTCAACAATAGAATACCAATGTTCTGTATATGGGGATTTAGGAGGCTTTATTTCGGCTTTAGGAA